ATATTAGCTAGATTAACAGCTTATTAGAAAGGAGATTATTATGGAATTAACAATACATGGAGATTTATACACAATCAATTTTGTAAGTAAAAGTAATGGAAAACTTATTGACCCTGAAGATGGAAGAATACATTGGGGTATAACACGTTTTGAAGAAAAAGGCATCTATATCCGCAATGATTTAGATAAACCAACAATTAAGAAAGTGTTAATACATGAGTTGGTCCATGCTTTTGCCGATAGTTACGGATTTGGACAAGTAGAATGGACAGAAGAAATTGTTGCTGATTTCTTTGAACAATACTTACAAGATATATCTAGCTGCGTTCAAGACGTATTAAGAGAATACTTTTGCGAAACAACTAGAAATAATTGACATTTAACAAAATCTTGATATAATAAAAGGGGGAAAAGAAAATGTGGGCAGAAGTTATTGAGAGATTTCCAGCAAAACCGATAAAATGAGGTGTCTGATATGAGGGATATTAGTGAACTAAACTACAACCTTATATGTACTAATTGCACTAAACATTGCAATTATACCCTACTTAATATGTCTTACAATTATTCAAATGGTGTAGAAGTTTGGAAGTGTAAAAATTTCAATCCTAATATCGTATATGATAGAGAAACATTAAGAAATCAAGTGTTCGTAGAACAAAGACAAATTGAAAAATACTTCGATAGAAAGAAGGAAATATAAGTGCAAGAATATAACGAAAATATCCTAAAATTTATGCAGAAAAATATAATCATTTCACAATTACAAAAACACGGTATTAGAGTTGTAGAAATGAAAGATATAAAGAAAAACCACTCTGATTTATTCGCAAGGGAAATGACAACATCAGATGAAATAAAAGAATTGAGAGGCGATAAACTATGAATATAAACAGGAATATAAATAGAACATTCAGCTTTGTATTTATAGATAAAGACAACAACTACTATGATTTGTCTTATGAGATAAAAGATTTAGAAATAAAAGATTTAGATGATGATATAAAAATCTTTATAGATGATTACTTACTATAGATAAAATATACATAGATTATATCTCTAGAAAGGAAAATTAAATATGATTAAAACAAAAATTAAGTCTGTGGAGTTCTCTATTAACAATACAACTTTTACTCTATTTCTTATAAAAGACTATCCCATCGTAGATTTAGAAAATAAAATATTCTATGTAAAAGAAGATTGCTCTTATGACGATATTAGAAAAGTAGTAGTCATGGCTCATATCTTAACTAACAAAAACAAACTATCAAATGACTGTGAAATAACTGATTTTATATGTGATAACTTTTTAAACTTTCAATGTGATACTAATGCACTTGTTAAATTGTTAATACCAAAATACTTGTAATATACTCTATGAAAGGAGCTGATTGACTTTGGCTAATAGTTTAGATAACCTTCGCCCTAACATAACAACCACCGAACAAGCACAGCTTTTAGGTCGCAAGGGCGGTTTGGCTTCAGTAGAAAGTAAAAGACGGAAGAAGACCATGCGAGAAAACGCAGAATTGTTGCTGTCGTTACCATTGCAAGAAGGCAAGTTAAAAGAACAAATAAAAAAGCTAGGCTTAGAAGATGATGAAGTAACAAATCAAATGGCAGTAATGGTAAGTTTGTTCCAAAAAGCATTAAGTGGCGATGTAAATGCGTTTAATTCGTTACAAGCAACAAAAGGTGAGAAGCCAGTAGCAGAGGTTGTATTAACGCCGAAGAAGACTGATATAGATGTAGAGGAGATAAAAAAACGACTACCACCAGTAGTAAATGAGAAAGAAATAGTTGTAGTAGAAAAAGACGTACAGTAAAATGTGCGTCTTTGTTTACAATAATAAAAAATTAGTAAACCAAAAAAAGAGAAAAAATAAAGAATTTGACATACTATATAAGAATAAGAGGGACCAGCTCGGAAAAAACAGGTGCGTAATGCAGTGATAGTATGCATTTCGTGTCTTTTTCTAGGGTGCAAATTTTTGCACTCAAAACGGCTTTAAAGTGCAAATTCTTGCATTGTGTTGATTTTTGCACTCTCATAATTAGTTTGTGAATTGCGTTTGAGCGGTGTTTAGTTTTTAGGGCGAAAATTCTTGCACTCTGTATTTTAATATGTTATAGTATTGCTGGGGGTGCAGATATGGACAAGAAACTAAAACTAATAGACACATCAACAGGAGAAGTTATAAGAGAATTACAAGAGGGCGATAGAATAGTAACTAAAAAACAACAAGATTTTCTGAACAACACAATGCCATTAAATGAAGACGAGAATTTTATAAAATTAATGTCAAAGATATTAGAAGATTTAGCAAGAGAAAAACTGACTAGTGCAGAGTGGCAAGTAGTAATCGTATGTTTAAAACATTTATCATATTATAGTGGAGCAATAAAGTTTGAAAACAATGGGAACTTCGTAACCCCACAAGATATAGCAAAAGAAAGTAAATTAAGCAAAAGGTCGGTGCAATATTGCATAGAGCATTTAGTAAATATAAAGATATTTCATAAGGGGAAAACGGGGGAAGAGTTTCAACTATTTGCAAACCCATTTATCTTTATGAAAGGGAACAAGGTTAATAAAACCCTTTACGATATGTTCAAAACTTCAAAATGGAACAAGAAGAATACGGAAGAAGACGTTTAGCTCCTCCAGTTTTTCCATTTTTGGTAAAAAATGCTAAAAACAAGAATGGCTTGATAGAGAGGAAAAATGGCATCGGCTCACGGGCGGAGTATCGGAAGAAGGCGCCAAAAAATTTCCAATTTTTACGGAAGAAGACGAGTGTTAGCTCCTCCAATTTTTTCAAAAATGTCGGAAGAAGACTGCTTAAAATGGCTGATTTTGTTTAGGAAACAAGTGTTCGATAGGGGATAAACAAAAACACAAAAAACTTAAAATATAGATGGAAAAAGGCTTTAGGGGTTGGCATTCATATTGAAACAAAAAAGCCCCTTAAATCAATTTAATATTTTAGCATAGTAATTATATTAAAGCAAAATAAAAACCGCTTAAAAACGATTTATGGCGGTATGTGTACCTCTTGCGATGGGGTAATATCTGCAATATGTAAAAAGGTATAAAAAAAGAGGCTTAAAAGCCCCTTTTTATTTTTTCTTGTGTGGCAATATCAGCCAAAATATGTAAATAAATATAATTGGAAATAATAAAATAAATTTAATTAACTTGAATGCTATGTCAACCCCCTTTGTGATATTTTGTTTTAATCTCTCTTTTTTAATTGCTTGTTTCAAATCTTGCCTCTGGTTATATTCGGCTTGTGCCTTGTATTGTTTGCTTACTTCTTGCAATACTTCCATATATAACTTTGCGGGTATTTCCTCGACTTTTGCAGTCGATTTCACTTTTGATTTTACTTTTTCGACGCCTTCTTTGGTTCTTAGATACATGTTAGCATCCGCCCAACTGCAACGGTCAAAATATATCTCAAAAGCCGTTTTTAATAGCTTTTTTGTTTGTTTTATGTTGTAATCAATGATAAATTTTTCCTCTTGTTTTGCTTCACGTTCTGCCTTCCGTTCCGCCTTTTCTTCTGCAATTGCTTTTCGGCGTTCTTCACGTTCCGCCCTTCTTTGTGCTTTCTCGCTTATATATTCACTTGTTAATCTTTGAAGGTTGCTTTTTATTCCTGCCATATTATGCAACCCCCCTTTGATAATATGTAAATCTTACTTTGTTAGTTTTGCCATCAAATTCGAAATACTCAACATCACGCCATTTTATACCGTTTAACTCTAAAAAATTTTTAAATTCTTCATAAGAATTTGCGGAGCCTTCATATAATAAAATCCCTTGCAATCCTCTAATATTATCTTTTATTTTTTCGATTTGCCTTGCAATCCATACTTGCTTTTTATAGTTGCTTTCAGTTGGTGCAAAGAAAGCCCCACTTTTTGTGCTATTGTACATAAAATTTTTATATTCGTGCATAAAGATTTTATTTGCCTCGATATACAAAGCCTTTTTTTGTTTCTCTGTCAATTTTGAAATTTGCGAGTTTTCTTTTTCAATATAAATATTTTGCGTGTAATTATAATCGCCATCTAATATATCATCTATAAAAATCGCCATTGTATCACTACCGCATATATAAAAATCAATTTTATGTTTGCCTATTTTTTTTGTTATATATCCCATATTAAACCCCCCCCTTTAATAATACCAGCTTTCGTATAATGTGCGCCCCGTATATCTTGTTGCTAGTCCATAACTGCATATATCAATATATGGGCTTTCCTTTGTGCCTTTTACTTTTTTTGTAATTTTTTCGCCGTTGTCGATTATTGCATAATCTGTTGTGCTGTAAACCCTGTTTGCTGCATCATATCCCGTTGGCTCGTCTTTAATAAGTGCGGGGACGACTTCCTCCAAAACTACTTGCGTTTTGCCTTTCAAGGCTGTTACAACATAAAATGTATTGTTTGTTTGCTCGTAGCCCCACACCATGACAAACATATCCCCAACTTTTACGCCCAATTCATTGGCTCCCCCTTTTTCTTTCCTTTTAGTTCCTCCTATTTTCACATACCAACATTTTTTTGCTGGGTTCCATTTATACCCGTTGTTTTTTAGTTCTTCGCGCTCTTTGTATGTAGGTATTGCTTCAAAATATAGCTCTATGCCGTTTTTCTCTTCGTTTTTAACTTCTTTATAAAGTGTTACTAACTCCATAATAAAACCCCCTTATATTTTTTATAATTCATATTTTTTCAACTTGTTTTCAATTTGTTTTGTGCTTTTATGCGCCTTTTTTAAATATTCGATTTCTTTCTTTAGCTCCTCCACCTTTTCGACCTCATCGGAGCAAAGCAAATATTTTTTGCCTGTTTCAGTATCCTCTACGATATAAAAAGCATGTAGTAAACTATGCCCCCAATCGTTGGCCTTTGTGCTTGCTTCAATCCAATTTCGCATACCTTCAGCGATAACATTTGAGTATTTATCGCACAACGTATAATTTAACATTTTAACCCCTCCCAATAAAAATTATTTTAAAAAAATTCCAATTACTAGGATTATGCGTTGCTAGTACCTCAATATATGAGGCCAAACACCACACAAACCCTACCTCGCTGGCCAATTCTAACCAACTAGTCAGCAACGTTGCCAAGCTCCAATGATATTTTTTCATGTTTTCACCCCCTTTATCTTACAATGTAATTATAATATATTTGTCTAGACTTGTCAATACTTTTTTATAATTTTTTCAAAAAATATTTATATATTATTTACTTGTTACAATATATTTATCGGCGTTTTTATTGGATACTTTATAGGGCTTTTGACCTATTTTGAAACCCTACCCCAAACCCTTTTTGAGAACACCCCACACCATGCTTTCTTACCCCCGTCTGCACCGCAAGGGTTTTGACATATAACCTCCGCAATGGTATAATACAAGTGAAATACACATAGAGAGAGGAGAGAGTGATATGATATATGGGTATGGGAGTGAGAGGTGTGAAGAGAGTATAAGAGTAGATAGTACAGGAATAAGTTTGTTGAAAGGTTTAGGAAAAATGGTAAGAGGAGATACGTTAAGGTTAGGCAGTAAGGAGTATGTGAAGAACATAGAGAAGCTGAGTGAGATATGTGGAAGCATGGGAATTGAGTTAGAGATAGAGGAGAAGAAGGTAGAGCCGAGTAAGAGGCGAGAGAAGATAAAAGCTGGAGTGATAGGTAGAGGAAGGAAGGTAGAGAAGTATAAGAGTAAAAAAGAGGACGAGGTAATGAAGTTGTACGAGGTAGGAATGAAGAGCGTGAGTGAGTGTTGTAAGGAGCTAGGGGGGATAACGAGGAGTTATTTTCATAGGAAGTATAGGGAGTGGTCGAAGCGATGAGTAATGAAGAGGCACTAGAGATATTAGAGGGAATAAGAGAGCCGAGTTATGAAGAGTTAAAGGACACGTTAGATTTAAGTATCTATATGGGAAAAGCGGATAGTATAAAGAAGGTACGAGCAGAGAGTGTAAGAAGGATAGAGAGAGGACATCAAGTAGAGGACTACTATGAGTTGTGTAAGCGTAGTTATTTAGGTTTAGCAGAGAGTAGTTTTGATGATTATTTAATCTATTTAGAGTGGGACAGACCTGCTGAGAAGAAGTTTTATCTACCTCGAAGGAAGATATTGAGTAAGGTAGTAACAGAGTTGCAGATGTTAGAGGACGGAGATTTAGAGGAGATATTTTTGCAAATGCCACCTCGGGTAGGGAAACTGGTAGAAAATTCCATTTTAGTATTAACGAAGAAAGGTTGGAAGAGGCATGGTGATTTAGAAGTAGGGGACGAAGTAATAGGTTTAGATGGGGAGTTCAAGAAAGTAACGTATGTATTTCCTAAAGAATATGCGAATGTGAGGGTACATTTTACGAATGGAGAATATGTAGATGTACATGAAAATCACGAATGGTATGTATATGATAGAGGAGTAGGGAAATATGTAGTATTAGAAACAAAGAAGATGATGTCGCAGAAGTATGTTAGGAATGAAGGGAACAAAGAGAGGTATAAGTATCAATTACCTATAAGTGAGTTTGTAGTAGGGGAAGAGAAAGAGTTACCTGTAAAACCATATACATTAGGGGCATGGCTAGGCGATGGTTCGAACAAAACTCCGAGATTAACGAATGACAAGAATGATTTAGCGATAATAGAAGGGATAGAAGAAGAAGGGTATGAGATAAGTCACACATACACACATAAAACGTATGGTACTATAATGAATGTGTTTAATGATTTACGACAAGATTTGCAGAAATGTGGAATGTGTTATAGCCGAAAGACTACTTCAAAACATATACCAGAGGAATATTTTACAGCTTCGATAGAACAAAGGTTAAAATTACTAGCAGGGTTATTGGACACAGATGGGACATTAGACAAAAAAGGACACAGGTATAACTATTCAACAACAAGTGAAGAATTAAAAAACGATTTTGTGACATTAATATCTACATTTGGTTGGAGAGGGAGTGTTACGGAGTATGAGCCGAGATTAAGTACAAGTAATATACAAGGTAAAAAGAAGGTTTATACGATAGGATTTAATCCAACGACATATATACCATGTAGGCTAGAGAGGAAACAATTAAAAGAGTTTTCAAAGCAAAGAAGGGTGTCTATATGTAAATTTGAAAGGATAGAGCCACGAGAAGGGAATTGTATTTCGGTAGAAGGTGGAATATATCGAGTAGGTCGGACATTAATTCCAACACACAATTCGAGTATAGTGATGTTTTTTCTGACGTGGATAATGGGTAAATATCCTGACAATAGTAACTTGTATGTAGCGTTTTCTGATATGATAACACGAGCGATGTATAGTGGTGTAATGGAGATATTGACAGACCCAGTAACGTATTTGTGGAAGGACGTATTTGGGGATAGAACGATAGCTGACACGAACAGTAAAGATGAAACGATAAACATAGATAGGCATAAGCGATACCCTACACTAACTTGTAGGTCGTTGTATGGCTCGTTAAATGGAGCGTGTGATTGTGATAAATATTTAATAAGTGATGATTTGTTGAGTGGAATAGAAGAGGCACTAAACCCAGCGAGATTAGAAACAGCGTGGGGACACGTAGATAACAATATGTTGACGAGAGCGAAGAGTAGTGCAAAGAAGATATGGATAGGCACGTTATGGAGTACAAAAGACCCTATATCGACACGAAAGATGTTATTATTAGAGAGTGATAAATATAAGAATATAAAATGGAAGGACATACAGCTACCAGCGTTGAATGAGAAAGACGAGAGTAATTTTGACTATGACTATGGGGTAGGGTTTAATACGGAGTATTACGTACAAAGGCGTAGTTCGTTTGAGATAAATAATGACATGGCTTCGTGGTTAGCACAATATCAGCAATCGCCAATAGATAGACAAGGAGCGTTGTTTGAGCCGACTACTATGAATTATTATAATGGGATATTGCCTGAGGGAGAGCCGAACAGAATATACATGGCTTGTGATGTTGCGTGGGGTGGTGGCGACTATTTTGCAGCAGCGATAGTATATTCGTATGATGAGGGAGATTTTGTAGAAGACGTAATTTATAATGATGGAGATAAGTACATAACACGACCTATAGTTGTAGATAAGATATTGAAGCATAAGATACAAGCTGTGCAATTTGAGGCGAATAATGGTGGCCATGAGTATGCAGATATAGTAAATGACACGTTGAAAGAGCAAAACTATAGGTGTAACATAACGAGTGCGACAGCTCCGTCAAATAAGAAGAAAGAAATACGAATATATGATAAATCGCCTGAGATACGAGAACTGTATTTTAGAGATACAAGCTGTAGAACAAAGGAATATTCAAAATTCATGCAAAATTTGTTCTCTTTTACGGTAACTGGAAAAAATTTACATGATGACGCACCTGATTGTTTAGCGATGATAATAGATATGAAAAATAAAGTACGAAATAGAGTTGAGATATTTAAGCGTCCGTTTTAATTTGAAAAATGGGTTAGAAAGTAGTATATTAGAGTTAGGGGAGAGAAAACCCTATCCCTTAAAACCCTCTCTAAATGCAAGAAAACAAGTGTAGAAATATGCTTGTTTTTTTGTATAGTGCAAAAATACTTGAAATAATTTACATTATATGGTACTTTTTTATTAGCGAGGTGAGTTCATGTTAGCAGAAACTATTATAAACGAAGCGAGAATAGGTAGAGAAGAGATAACAACAAGTATTGCAAACATCGCTACAGAAGATGATTTGATGAATGTATTTTCAAGTGCATTAACAATTCATAACAGAAATGTAAAAAAAATACAAATGTTAGAAGATTATTATTGCGGAGTACACTCAATATTAGGGAGAATAAAGGCGATACGACCTGATATTAACAATAAAGTAGTGAGGAATTTACCTTATGCGATAGTAGAGTTCAAAAAAGGGTATGAATTTGGAAACCCTATACAGTATATCCAAAAAAAGGGAAAAATAGAGCCTGACCCTGAAACAATAAGTGCAGATAACAAAGTAACGGGGTTAAATGACGTTATGAGTTTAGCGGACAAGAAGACGAAAGACTTGGAGTTAGCGGAGAACTTATTTATAAGTGGTGTAGGATATAGGGGTATATTTCCGAACAAAGATGTTGAAGACATAGATGAAGCACCATTTTATTTAGACACGTTAAACCCTAAAAATGCGTTTGTAGTAAAAAACAATGGAATAGGCAAGAAAGTTGTATTAGCGTGTATGAAAGTAGAGGACACGCAAAGGAAAATATCAAAATGGGGTTGCTACACTAAAGACTTATATTTTGAGATAGACGGAAGCAACAATGTGCAGAGAAAGCCTAACCCATTAGGAATGATACCTATAATACAATACAGATTAAACCCGAGAATGATAGGGAGTTTTGAGGCTGCATTAAGTGAGATAGACGCACTAAATACTCAATTAAGTAACAGAATAGACGCAATAGAGCAGATAGTACAAGCGATATTAGTATTTGAGAATTGCGATATTGACAATAACGATTTGAAAGAGTTAAGAGAGAAGTTAGCGATAAAAGTAAAAGGCGATGTTGGAGTACCAGCTGCTGTAAAATACATAACAGCTGACTTAAATCAAGACCAAGTACAAACGAGTATAGATGACAGTCATCAGAACATATTAACGATATGTAACGTACCTGATAGGAACGCAAGTGCTGGTGGAAACACAGGGGCAGCATTACAAGTAGCAGAAGGTTGGGCTGGAGCAGAGGCACAAGCCAAATCAGACATAGCGATGTTTGAAGAAGCAGAGCGTAGTATGTTACGAGTAGCAAAGAAGATAATAGATACTACTTCACTAGATTATGCTTGTAAAGGCATAAAGATTTCAGATATAGATATAAATGCAGACAGGGAGAAAAATCAGAACTTACTAACAAAGACACAAGGTTTGTTGAACTTGTTAGAAGCTGGAATAGACCCTGCTACAGCGTGTGCAAGTGTTGGTTTATTTAACGACCCACAACTTGTAGCTGATAAAAGTCCGAACATGGAAAAATGGAAGACTGAAACACGCAGTACGGTAGCAGAAGTAACAAATGCTACTACAGAAGACACAGCAAACAACCCTAATAACGCAAGTTTTTAGGTTTGTATAAATAAGCCTACTCGGTGTTATAGAGTAACCATGTGAGAGCGAACTCGTATAAAAGCGTATTGGAGAAAGTAGAGGGTAAACCATGAAGAGAGAAGAGTTAAAGCAAATTTTAGGCGATGATGTAAGTGATGATGTAATAAAGAAAATCATGGACTTACAAGGTAATGAGGCTACTAAAGCAAAAAACAATTACGATGACTTAAAGCAAAAGTATGATGAAGTGAGCGACAAGCTAAAAGAAGCAGAGGATAAAGCAGAAAAAGACAAAATGGCTAAATTAAGCGATGATGACAGGCTTAAAAAAATGATGGCTGACGCTGAAAAAGTCAAGAAACAAGCAGAAGAGGCACTTGCTAAAAACAAAGCAGAGTTTGTCAAGTTCAAAGTAAAGAATAAGTTTGCAGAGAGTGGCTTAAAAGAAGATGACTACAAAGATTTTATTGATAACATGAAGTTTGATGACGAAGATGTTGCTATGAGTAGTGCAAATGCGTTAGTAACGATGTTAAACAATAAAATTGACGCAACAAAACAGCAAGTCAAGGAAGAGCAAATGAAAAATATGCCAACTCCAACTACTTCAACTGGTGGAACTACTGGTGGAACAGAAACCACACAGCAACCTTTTACTAGAAGTGCAGATGACATAAAGAAATTTTATAAATAAGGAGGAAAAAAGATATGGAGTACGTTTTAGAAAAACAAATCTTAATCGCACCTGAATTAGCATTTACCATTAGTGCAACTGTTAGTAACACAGGCGTTGACGCTATAAACAATGCAAATTCTCCATACAACGGCAGAAAAATGATTTTTGCTGGAGAAGGTTTAGGGGCAGCAAACAATGTATTTGCAAATAGGGCAACAGTATTAGCAAAAGCTGGAGATGATGTAAACAATGTCCCTGTATATGGTGTAGCATTACACAACATAGACGTAACAGACGGAAATGTTGAAACAGCTTTATTAGTAAGGGGTATCGTAGATACTGACAAATTAGAACAAACTGTTGACGCTAATGTTGTTACAGCATTAGAAAATAAAATCTTGTTTATGAAGGGAGATGTTCAATAATGCCTGATATTTCAAAATTAGTAACCGCTTTAGAAGTAACAAAAAAGTGGAATGAAAAATTACAGCAAAGAAAACCTTTTTTAGGCGAAGCATTTTTCCCTACTAAAGTACAAACAAGTAGAATGATGAACTCTATAAAAGGTGGAGTACAAAAAATTAGGATATTAAATCTATCTGCATGGGACGCAAAAGCTATTCCATTAGATAGAGAAGGTTTTGAACAAATTTCTACAAAAATGCCTTTCTTCAAAAACACACTTAATGTTGATGAAGAATTAGCAGATAGGTTAGCAATAATTGCTGACACAAATACAGCTGAAATCAATGCAGTTGTAGCTGAAATATTAGATGACCAAACGACATTGTTAAGAAACGCTGATATAACAAGAGAGTACATGAGAATGAAAGCTCTTACAACTGGTGCTATCAGCTTCTCAAACAACGGTGTATCTGTAGCAGTTGATTATGGTATCCCTGACGCAAACAAAGTAACATTAACAAGTACAGCAAAATGGGACGCACCTTCAACAGCAGACCCTGTAAAAGATATTAACGATTTAATTGAAACAATACAAGCAACTGGTGCTGATAAACCCGACACAATCATAATGAACAGCACAACATTTGGCTTAATGAGAAAGACAGCAGCCATGAAAAATGCTATCTATGTATTTGGAAATGGTACTGTAACACCAAACATCAAAAATGCAACTCAATTTGTACAAGATGAAACAGGCTGTGAATTGTTCTTATATGATAAAGGTATTGACTTAAACGGAACATTTACAAAATTTGTACCTGATAATTGCGTAGTATTGTGCTATGGAGATAATGTAGGACAAACAAGACTTGCAACAACTCCTGAGGAAAGAGATTTAAGAACTGGAAAAACAGCAGAAGTCGCAGTTGTTGACGGAGCTGTAGCTGTTACACAATATGTAACTCCAGACCCTGTAGTATCAACTACAAAAGTATCTATGATTTGCTTACCTTCATTAGAGGGTGCAGATAGCATTGGAATATTAACAGTAGCGTAAGGAAGGAGAGAGCCATAATGACACGAGAAGATATAGAACTGTTAGAAAGAGTAAAAACAAGAATGAGAATATCTGACAATAAAGATGACGCAATATTACTTGATTTTATGCAAACAGCTAAAAGTGAAATTATGGCTCGTAGATTTCCTTATGGAAATGGCAACGAGGAATTTCCAAAAAGATACAATGAATTAGCCATACAATTAACAATCATACAATATAACAAAATGGGAGCAGAAGGCGAAAATGCTCATAGTGAGAATGGTGTATCACGAAGCTATGACGATTACAATAAATTGCTATATACGGTAGTCCCTATGGTAGGTGTTATAAAATGAGAAGTTTAGAACGTAACAAACGAGAGATATATTATGCTTTATATACTGGCAATGAAGAGATAAAGGATAGTAACAATTATGCTACTGGAGAATATCGCAAAAGTTATAGTACGCCTGTAAAATTGCGTATAAATGTATCGGCAGCAAGAGGTACAGCATACACAAGAGAATTTGGCGATTTTCAGAACTATGATAAAACAATGGTTACTACTGATGACTTGCCAATAGATGAGAACACTATCTTATGGATAGATGATTTAGATACTACACACCCGCACGATTATGAAGTTATGCAAGTTGCAAAAAGCCTTAATCAAACTCAATATGCTATCAATAAAGTCAAAGTAAAGAAAGCGTGATTTTATGAGAGTGCCACTAAACAACATACAAACGATATTAAAAGGCATAGAAGAGGTAATATTTGAGCTAGAAGAAGGCGAAGGTCAAGAAGAAAATGAGATAAATGCTATACTAGACGAAGCGTATGAATATGCAATTAACATATTAGCTGACATGGCTTTATATGCTGACACAGATATGACAGCGGTTATAGACAAGTTATCTATAAAGTATTATGACAAAGCAACGCATAGAGGAGAGTTGGTATTAGCTGGAGGAGAAAAAGAAGAGAACGTAGGCTTGTATGTTGAATTTGGTACAGGTATAAAAGGTCTTGCAAACCCACACCCAGCTATAGCGAGTGGACAAGTATTTTGGGCATACGACCAAAAAGGTCGAGGCAAAAAAGGTTGGTGGTATCCTGTAAAAGAGGGTAACTACAAAAACCCAATTACATGGACTGACGATGAAGGCACATTAAGAGCATGGACAAAAGGTATGCCGAGCAGACCGTTTATGTATGACACAATGGTATGGTTATTAGACCGAGTAGGCGAAAAATATAAAGTAGGGTTTGAGTTTAAGGGGGAAACAACATGAGAAAAGAAGGAAATTTATACGAAGCTGATGAGGGTAAAATACTTCAACATAAAACTATAAAGAACATAAGATATAAAAGTATGATACTAGGTGCGTCAGATAATATAGATAATTACGAAGAAATTGCAGATGATTTTGACAAAAATATACCTGTCGCAGAAGCAAAGCCTAAAAAGACAAAAGAGGCAAAAGAAGAAACGACAAAAGTTAAATCAAAACTAATAGGAGAAAAGGCATGATAGATATTGAGAACTACATCATAAACAGTCTGTCAACAGGCTTACAGAGCGTTCAAGGCGTATTTGTAAAAAGTGAGTATGTAAAAAACATATCACAATTTCCATGTGTGTTAATTTCGGAAAAAACCAATACCGTATATAAGCGTTCAAGCGATGAAACAATAGAAAATCATGCTAATTTAATGTATCAAATAGATATTTTTAGCAATTTAGAAACAGGCAAGAAAACCCAATGTAAGCAAATAGCAAGTATAGTAGATAATATAATGTCTAACATGGGTTTTACAAGAATAATGTTAGAGCCTATTGAGAATATAGAAGACGCAACAATATATAGAATGGTAGCGAGATATGAAGCGATTTCTAGTAAAGCAATAGACGGAACTAACTACATTTATAGAAACTAAAAAAGGAGGAACACGAACATGGCTATTGAATTATCAACAGCAGGAATAAAAGTAATGTATGCAGTAGAAACTACAGCAGGAACACGTCCTACCGCTGCAAGTGCATACACAGATTTACAGGGTATTAAATCTATACCTTCATTAAACCCTTCCCCTGATAGTTTAGAAACGACTGATTTAAGTCAAACTGAATGGAAGACTTTTATAGACGGACTAAAAGATATGGGCGGGGCTTTAGAGTTTACAGCAAACTTAACAACTGATTTTCAGACTTTATGGAGTTCTTTAGTAACAGCATACACGACTGGTAAAGCCTCAAATAAAGCTACATGGTTTGCAGTAGTAGTACCTGGTTTAACAAACGCATTTTACTTTAAAGGAAACCCTACAGCAATGGGTATGCCATCAGTAGAAGTAAATACTGTGCTTGAAACATCTGTATATATAACTCCAACAGGAGTTGACGGTTGGGCTACAAAACCTACTACTTAATGGGTAGATTAAAATTTATAAGAGAGGGTGTAAGATATGATTAAAGTAAATGACAAAGAGTATAAAGAAGCTGAGATAACTTTTAACAATATATGTGCATTAGAGGACATGGGCTGTACTGTGCAAAACATTTTTACTAATACGTTTAGTTCTGCTAGAGCATATTTAGCATTATGTATGGGTGGAAATAAAAATGCAATGATTTTAGCTGGGAATGAAATCGAAGAGCATATTAAAAAAGGAGGAGAGCTAACCGATTTAATTCAAGCTTTTGGAAAAGCAATCGAAGAAAGCGGTTTTTTTCAGGCTCTCAA